CCTGCATCGACTCCGGCGGACACCACACCGACGCGGTGTACCGGTTCGCCAAGGAGCGGCTTAACCGCCGTATCTTTGCAATCAAGGGCATGGGCGGCAGCGGCGTTCCGTTCATCCGCAACCCGTCCAAGAACAACCGCGTCAAGGCGGAGCTGTTCATTCTGGGCGTTGACGCTGGCAAGACGACCATCTACCAGCGGTTGGAGGTCAAGACCCCCGGACCGAACTACTGCCATTTCCCGTCCAACCCGGAAGCGGGTTACACGGAGGAATACTTCAAGGGCTTAACGGCTGAGAAGAAAGTGGTGCGGTTTGTGAAAGGCCGCTTGAAAGAATACTGGGAAATCAAAGACAAAGAGCATAAACGAAACGAGCCGTTGGACTTGCGCAATTACGCAACCGCGGCTCTTGCCATTTCTCGCCCTGTGCTGAAAAAGACGGACGCAGACGGAACCACCGTCCAGCCGGTCAAGAAAGCGCGGGGCCGTCGTCAACTTTCGGGAGGTATCTAAATGGCAGGAATTACGCTGGAAACAGCACAACGGATGCTGGACGTTTGGGTAGCCGCCGAAGAGAGCGTATCGCACGGCCAGAGCTACCAGATCGGCAACCGGTCGCTGACCAAAGCCGACCTGACGCAGATCGGTAAACGAATCGAATACTGGTCGAACAAGGTGACGGAACTTTCCCGCCAGCGGAACGGCAGGAACCGGATGGGGCATTTTGTACCCCGCGACCTGTAAGGGAGGGCTGACATGGGAATGTTTGATAGCCTGCTCACGGCGATTGCCCCGGAGCGGGCGGTGAAACGTGCTGCTGCTCGGTCGGCAATACGGGCAATCAATTCGGGCTACTCCAACTATGGAGCCAGTCTGCACAAGAAATCCATGCGGGGCTGGACATGGCACGGAGGAAGCCCGAAAGAGGACATCGAGGATAATCTTCGAGTCCTGCGGGAAAGAAGCCGCGATGCCTTTATGGGCGTTCCGCTGGCGACCGGTGCAATCAAGACGATGCGCACAAACGTGGTGTGCGGCGGCTTGACCCCGACACCCCAGATCGACAACGCCTTTCTGGGTATCTCCGATGAAGAAGCCCAGAAGATCAACGCCCAGATCGCACGGGAGTTTGGCCTGTGGGCGAACAAACCGACCTGCGATGCAGACCGGCTCGATAACTTCTATATGCTCCAACAGCTCGTGTTTACGGGTTTCCTGCTGAACGGTGACGCTGTGGCGGTGCTGCAAAACAAGAAGTCGCCCGGTGTGCCGTATGATCTGCGGCTACGGATCATCGAAGCCGACCGGCTGTGTTCGCCCAGCTTCATGGACGTGCTTTCGCCCTGCGAGATCAACGGTCGCCATGTTGAAAAGATCGTGCAAGGTGTTGAAACCGATGCCGCAGGCATGGTCGTTGCGTACTGGATCTGTGACCGTCACCCGCTGGCAAGCACGGCGGCGGCTGGTCTTGCAGCATCACACTGGACGAGAGTGGAAGCCTACGGCGCAAAGACCGGGCGGCAAAACATCCTGTGTCTGATGCAGCGTGACCGCGCCGGTCAGGTGCGGGGAGTGCCGCTGCTGGCTCCGGTGTTGGAAAGTTTGAAGCAGTTGGGCCGCTTCACGGACGCAGAGCTGACCGCCGCTGTGGTGTCAGCCATGTTCACGGTTTTCATCAAGAAAACGGATCAGTCTGACGAGATACCGTTTGGCGAGATGCTTCCGCCGGAGGTGCAAGTGGATGCCCCGGACAAAACCAGTGTAGAGCTGGCTCCCGGCGCGTTTATCGACCTGAATCCCGGCGAAGATGTACAGTTTGCAGACCCAAAACATCCGACAACGGGATTTGAAGCGTTCATGAACGCCATTGTGAAGCAGATGGCCGCAGCGTTGGAAATTCCGTCCGAGGTGCTTTACAAACAGTTCAGCACAAGTTACTCAGCGGCGCGGGGCGCACTGAACGAGTTCTGGCGAACAACCGGGATGCACCGTGACTGGTTTGCAGATTATTTCTGCCAGCCGGTCTACGAAGCATGGTTCCGGGAAGCTGTGTGCAAGGGCAGGATCAAAGCCCCCGGTTTTCTGGTTGACCCGGCTGTGGCCGCGGCCTACATGAACTGCACATGGAACGGCCCAGCACGGACAAACCTCAACCCCAAGGACGAAGCCGCAGCCGCCCAGATGCGGGTGAACAGCGGCTTCTCTACGGCAGCACAGGAAACCGCCCAAATGACCGGCGGAAGTTACGAAGCAAATATGCGGCAACGGAAATCCGAAGCCGCACTGAAACGGGAGGTGGACGAAATTGCAGGAGCGCAAGCACAACAGCAAACCGCTGTTCCTGAACGGGACGGCGGCGACCCCGGCGAAGACAAATAATAAGAAATTTTGGGAGTTCCGCAATGCAGCCGACACCGGCGGCACGGCGGAACTTCTGCTTTATGGCTACATCAGCGAAACGAGCTGGATGGGCGATGAAGTGACCCCGAAAGAGTTCGCCGCTGATCTTGCGACGATCCCGGCAACGGAGGATTTGACGGTGCGCATTTGCAGCGGCGGCGGTGACGTTTGGGCTGCACAGGCCATCGGTGCGCTGCTGGAAAACCGGATCGGCACAGTCACGGCGCAGATCGAGGGCATTTGCGCCAGTGCCGCAACCATCGTGGCAAGTCATTGCAAGGTGGTCAAGGCGGCGGAAGATGCAACCTACATGATCCATCCCATCCGGGTGAACCCGAACGGGTTTGTGGACATGGCGGGCTTGCAGCAGCTTATGGATGCGCTGACCGTGATGCGTACCAACGTGCTGAACCAGTACGCCAAAAAGACCGGCCACACCGTCGAGGAAGTGGCGGCGTGGATGGATGCTACATCGTGGTGGTCTGCAAACGAAGCCAAAGAACACGGCTTTGTGGATGAAGTCACGACCGGCAACCAAACCAAGGCACAGGTCGAAAACCGCAACGGTGCGCTGTTCATCAACAGCGTTGCCGTGCCGGGTGCTTTCGACGATGCCCCTGAATTTGTACGAAACCGCGCTGTGGTGCCCCCTGCCGCAGAGGGCGGTTTTGTAAATACCACCGACAACAGCAACCCGGCGGAAGAGCCGGACAACGACAACGGAGGAACCGAAATGGAGTTCAAGAACAAAGAAGAGCTTCGGGCGGGCTGTCCTGATCTGGTCAATGAGATCGTGAACGATGCCCGTGCAGAAGCACAGAAGCAGGAACGTGACCGTCTTGCCGCCATTGACGAGATCGCAGACACCATCCCGTCCGAGCTGGTGGCAGAAGCCAAGTATGGCGCAAAGGCTTGCACCGCACAGGAGCTTACCTACCGCGCCGCTCTGGATGCCAAGAAGAAAGGCCATAAGCTGCTGGACGATGTGCAGGACGACGCACAGGCCAGCGGCGCAAATGCCGTGGGCGGTGCAACCGCTGGCGGTGTGGGCGGTACTGGCGTGACCAACACCAAGCCGACCGATGCCGAGAAGCGGGCCGCTTTCAAGAACCTGCTGCACCCCAAAAAGGAGGACTGACCTATGGCAACTAAGATGCTGAGTGAAAAGCTGGGCGAGGTCGAGTACGACAACCTGATCGTGGGTCTGACCCCGCCCAAGCGCGTCGGTGCTGGCAAGATCGCAAGCACCGGCAGTAAAGAAGCGACCTATACCCGCGGGACTGTGTTCGCCAAGAGCGCAAAGGACGGCAAGCTGTACATTCTGGGCAGCACCGCAGCTTCCGGCGACACGCTGACCGCTGACTGCATCCTGACCGACGACGTGACCGTCCCGGCCACCGGCGATGCGACCACCACCGTTTATCTGGCTGGCTGTTTCAACCCGGACAAGCTGGTGGTCAAGGACGAGTACACCATGACCGAAGCGGACAAGAGCGCACTGCGCATGAACGGCATTGCAGTCCTGCCCGTGACTGAGATGTGAAAGGAGGATACATACAATGGCTGAGATTCTTCTGAATTTCTTCGACAACATCATTCTGGCAGCAGCCGTTGAAGAGGTCGTCCCGGCGGTCGGCTTCTTCAAAGATCGCTATTTCACGACCGGTGCAGGTGACATTTTCAAGGCCGACAAGGTTATTACCGAGTACCGCGACGGCGACCGCAAACTGGCCGCGTTTGTTGCTCCCCGTGTTGGCGACATTCCCATGACCCGCAGCGGCTATGAGATCACCAGCATCAAGCCTGCCTATATCGCACCGTCCCGTCTGCTGACGCTGGACGAGCTGACCAAGCGCGGCTTTGGCGAAGCAATCTATCCCGGCATGGACGAGCAGCAGAGAGCCGCCCGACTGCTGGTGGATGATATGGCCGACATGGATGCCCGCATTACCCGCCGCGAAGAGTGGATGGCTGCGCAGACCATGATTAACAACGGCTGCGATATGGTGGAGTACATCGACGATGTGACGCAGGGCGACACCAAGCAGGTGCGCTTCTTCACCGGCGAAAAGAGCAACCACCTGTATACCGTGGCAAAGAAGTGGAACGAGACTGGCGGCGATTACCGCAGCGATGTGCGTAATATGTGCCGTATGCTGTCCTCCCGCGGCCTGCCCGCTGCCGATCTGGTTCTCGGTACGGATGCTGCTGACTACATCCTGACCGATGAAGCAACCCAGCGGCTTCTGGACAAGAACAGTGGTATCATCACCGGCGAGATTCGCCAGCAGCTTTCCAAGTACGACGGTGTTGTGCTCATGGGAACTCTGAACTTCGGCGGCTTCATGCTCACCGTGTTCAGCGTCGATGAAACCTACTCCGACGACAACGGCCTGACGAAGAAGTATTTCCCCGCCGATGCTGCTATGGTGACTGCTCCCAACTGCGGCCACATGATGTACGGCTCCATCACCCAGATGGATTACGGTCAGGTGAACTACTCGACCTATGCTGCAAAGCGTGTTCCGAAGTTCGTCGTGGATCAGGACAAGGACACCCGCAAGCTCCGTCTGGGCTGTCGTCCTCTGGCCGCTCCCAAGAACAAGAACCCGTACATCTTCGCCGCAAACGTGGTGGGCTAAACCGGAAAGGAGCAGCTACATGAAAATCGTTCAGATCATCGCCGGTGGTTACGGCCACCGTCCCAAGGCAAACGCCCCCGCCAAGCTGATTCTGTCGGGGGAATTTGTTTGCCTTGATGATGCCGAAGCTGACCGCCTTGTGCAGCAGGGCGTGGCAGTCTATGGCGAACCGGACGAGGAAACCCGCGAGATTGTGGAACAGGCAGATGCCGACGGCAACGAGCCTGAACCGCACCCCGCCGCGGCGGACAAAACGCCCCGCAGGAAGGCCCGCAAGACCTCTGCGGAGTAAACGGGTGCGACCATGACCGACTTTCTGGAAATGGCAATGGCTGACATTGACGAGGTTTTTTTTCAAGAGTTTGTCGAAAAGCACACAATCGACGGAGAAGAGTTCGATGTTGTGCCGTATGAGGTAGACCTGAGAGAACGCAAGTCGCACTGGGAAGCCGGAGCCAAACAAAACTTCGACCAAGGACTGTATATTTCTCAAAAGCAGTTTTTTGTTCGCGTTGCTGATTATGGCCCTGCTCCTAAAATCGGGAAACCGATGGAGTACGACAAGATCACCTACTCGGTGAAGAGCTGCCAGACAGAACATGGTCTGTATTTGGTCACGTTGGAGAGGGTGCGGCAGTAATGGCAAAAGCAATCTATGACGTGCAAGTGCCAAACATCGGTGAGGTGGAACGTGCGCTCGGCGATCTGCATGACAAGGCTCCCAGAGCCATGAAGAATGCAGTCAACCAGACCGCCACGAGAGCCAAGAACATGATGGTTCGGCAGGCACGGCTTCGGTACGCCGTCAATTCTGCCGGTCGCCGTCACCTGAATGCGTTGAAAATCCGCAACAGGGCAACGACGCAGAACCCCACGGCGGAGATTTTTATTTCCAGCCGCCGAAACGATCTGGGCGATTTTCAGTCAAACCCGGCTGTTCCTCACATGGGAACAAGCTGGGTTTTGTCGCCTGAGTTCCACACCTCCCGTGTCTTGAAGAAAAATCCGATGGCCCCGCTGACCGGCGGACAGACCGATTACGGTCAGGCGAGTAAGGGATTTCTGGTGAAGTTCGACAGTGGACACGTTGGCATGGTGCAGAGGATTCTCGGTCGTCCGGCGACAAACCCGAAATCGACAAGATGGAGGAACAGGAACGGCATCGTAGAAAAACTCTACACCATGTCCAGCCCGTCGGCCAGTGCTATGCACAGTACGGTATGGCGGGAAGAGGTGGAGCCGGACAGCGAGATCATCTTGCAGGAGCGGTTACAGCATGAGGTGTCCAAGATTCTGCTGCAAGCCGGGAGGAAAGCAAAGTGAGAGAAAGCAATTATACGCCGGTTGACGCTGTGAAGTGCCTGCACGAAGAGCTGGAAAAGCTCTTCGAGGGCAAAACATTCAGCGGTCAGGGCAAAGATAAGCCGCTCAACATCTTCGACTTTGAATTTCCGACCGACTTCGGCAACGACGAAGATGTAGACACAGTGGCCGCAGCCGCCCCTTTTATTCTGGTCAAGGCCGCAGGTTGGAGCATCGACAAGATGGAAGAGCCGGAACTGGTGGACATGAGCCTGATTATTTGTACATACCAGACACCCAGCCGCAATAAGGCGGAGGGAGCGCGGGACATGAAAGCCCCGGCGGTGCTGGATTTGTACAACATCATGCAGGATTTGGCCCAGCATTTCCGCGTCTACAACGTCTTTGGCGATTACTTCAACGTGCTGCTCCCCATTGATTGTGCGATCCAGCAGGATAACACAAGCCCGTACTACTTCGCTACCGTGCAGATGGACGTGACCTGCCCCAGCATGAGCAGCGAGAACAACCCGGAAATTGAGGTGTTAATATGAGCGAGAGAAAGCAGACCGCCGCAGAGAATACCGCAGCGGTGGAAAAGACCGGCCCCGTTGTGTACTGTGGCCCGTCCGTAAAGAACACTGTGAAGCAGTTTACCGTGTACAGCGACGGCGACGCGCTGCCGGATGCGGTGACTGACTTCCTGAACAGAATCCCGGCGGCACGGGGCCTGATGGTTCCCATCGCCGACTTCGCAAATACTCGCGCAGCTCTGGAAAACCCCAAGAGCGGCGCGGGTATTATTTTTGCCGCGGTTAAGGCGGCACTGAACTAAAGGAGGGAGTAACGCATGGCAGTTTATAAGCATGGCGTTTACGTCACTGAGCAGCCGACCGGTGTTGTTGCACCGGTACAGTCTACCGCTGGTTTGCAGGTGGTGATCGGTACTGCGCCGATCAACCGCGCCAGCGACCCCTATCACTGTACCAATGTCCCGATTCTGGCGACCAGCCTGAAAGAAGCCACCGCCGCCCTCGGCTATGATGACGACTACGAGAAGTACACCCTCTGTCAGAGTATGGGTGCTTGCTTCAAGGTTCTGGGCGTTTCCCCGGTCGTGTACATCAATGTCCTTGACCCGGCCAAGCACAAGAAAACTATGACCGAAACCACCGTGCAGGTCAACAGAGGTGTCGCCACCGTTGCCGTCAAGGACATTCTGCTGGACAAGCTGGTGGTCAAGTCCGCGTCCACGGCTCTGACCGCTGGCACGGACTACACCGCAGCCTTTGACGACGAGGGTTATGTGACCATCGCCATCATCCCCGGCGGCAAGGCCGCAAGTGCGACCAGCCTGACCGTGAGCGGTACGCAGATCGGCCCCACTGCTGTTACAGCCGACGATGTTGTGGGCGGTGTGAATGCACAGGGCGTGGAAACCGGCATGGAGGTAATTCGCCAGATTTACCCCGCGCTGAACATGACCCCCGGCATCCCGCTGGCTCCCGGCTGGTCGGAGAACGCCACGGTTGCCGCTGGCTTGCAGGCCAAGACCACCGGCATCAACGGTGTTTTCCGCGCCGTCTGCATCGTAGATGTGGACAGCTCCACAACCGGCGCAAAGATGTACACCGGCGTGAAGCAGCAGAAAGAGAAGCAGGCCATCACGAGCGCGAACTGCTACCCGGTCTGGCTGTACGCCAAGGTGGGCGATGTGGTCTATGCCGGTTCTGCTATGGCCGCTGCACTGACCGTGGCGACCGATGCAGCCAATGGCGACATTCCCTATGTCAGCCCGTCCAACAAGACGCTGGCAATCTCCGCCGCCTGCCTGAAAGACGGCACGGAAGTGCTGCTGGATCAGGAGCAGGCAAACGTCGTCAACTCGTTCGGCGTGGCAACGTGGCTGAACATGAACGGTTTCAGACTGTGGGGCAACAACACCGCAGCGTATCCGGGCACTACCGACCCCAAGGATCGCTGGTTCAGCGTCCGCCGCTTTATGAGCTGGGACGATAACACGTTCATTCAGACCTACTTCCAGAAAGTCGATGATCCGCTGAACAAACGGCTTATCGAAGCTCTGGTGGACAGCGAGAACGTGCGCGGCAACAGCTTTGTTTCCCGCGGCA